TTTCAAAGATTGGATTTCGCCAGTCTTCGGATTTTCAACTTCTTTACCTTGATAGTTCTTAAAAGATACGTTAAAATTTACTTTCATTACAATTTGTTTTAATTTATTCAAATATTATAGATTTCTATTTCTTCCGAATAATAATATATATGCTTCTTTTGCATTTCTTGCAGAAAATTCATTGTCGGCTAAAGAATATGATTTTACAGTAAAACCCGAAGCAGACATATCCTTGATATAAAAATGCACAGGTTGATCTGAAGCTACATTTACAACAACGGGATATACAGCAGAACCCCCAGTAGCTGTTGTAAACACATAAGTACCTGTTCCTGTTTTTCTTATAGATGTTATAGAAGCTCCGTTCCCCCATCTATATGACATATAGGGGACACCATCAAGTCCAGTAAAATAATAAATAGCGAGCAGGCCAGGCATATTCCATGTTTCACCATCACGCTGATAAATAGAAATAGGTCCTGATCCTTTTATTGCCATACTACCTGTATTACCTATCACATATAGAGCAGTACTGCCAGAACCGTAAGCCTGAAACGATGCTGCTTGCCCTTTATCATTTCTTGCACTCACCATTGTGGCTCCGGCGCTTTCATTCAATCTCGCATATTGGTTGACGCTATAATTTATATCTATTCCAGCATGTCCATCTGTATTTGTCAATCGATAATCCCCGATAGAAAATGCACCTATCGTCCCCTTGTTTGCATAAATTTCATCAACATAAAGCAAATCACTTTGAATATATCCACCAGCTATTAAGGTCTGACCATTAATAATAACATTGGCAAGTTTATTTCCACTTGTCGTTGCTGATCCCGTCAGCTTATTGTTTATCTCTGTTTGCAAAGCATTTGCTAAATCACCTTTGGTAATATCTGGTCCACCATTAAGAGCGAAATTCTTTAAAGCACTTGAACTAACTTTGTTTGCAATAGTCTGAGCTAAAGAATATGACAAGTCGGAATCGGTGATATAATCCTCATAAGCCAAACTTCCCAAAGAAGATGAATTTGCCTTTCCATTGATTGTTGACTGCAAAGAATAGTCAAACATGGAAAATGTAACAGCCCCAACAAGATTGATTCTGTTTGCCTGAATCAAGATACCATCTGTCCCGACATTGATCGCATTGACGATAGCCTTTCCGCTTTCCATTTCCTTCTTTGCAAACAAAGTAACACCATCCGCCTGCGTGATCCACCCGGCACTTTCTATCGTATTGTTGATATTATCCACCTTCGTAGATATACCGGACATCTGTTCTGCGGTAATCTGCAACTGACTGTCAAAGTGGACATAGATTTCTCCCGTCTCACTATCTACATAATCTTTTGTCGCCAACAGCTTGATGTATTCGTCTGTTTGGTCGATCTGTGTCTGCAACTTGACAATAGCATCCGCAATCTCATCAGAAAACAGCCCTACACCATAAATAAGTATCTCACCAGTGAATCTCAGTTCAAAATCACCTTTCCTGTTCCATTTCCCGACCTTAGACAGCTTTTGATAGCTGTCGCTTTCCGGTAGCTGTTCTTCGTGATACAACTCGGTTCCCGGAATACCGAAACCGCAAGAACCGGGACGGAGCACCTTATAGAACAAAGAGAAAGAATACGTTTTTTCCTCTTCTTCCGTGTGATCCGGGATATTCATTATAGCATTCTGCTGAAGGATATACGTGTTCCTTATTCGCAGAACGTTTTGACCGTTGTCATTATAAATATCGGCAACTTGATCCTTTTCTACATAGAAGCTACCGTCCAGCCAAAGATATTCTCCACCTACGTTGATAAAATGAACGTTATTTGCAGCTGTCCAATAGTTTGTATTCTGGCTGAAAGAAGAGTTTACAAGGATGTTACCACCTTCTGCGGATATGTCGTTACGGATGCCATCAATAAGGCTTTCAAACTTGCCGTTCATGGCAATAAAGGTCTGCTCAATGGTATCTCCGTTTTGAAGAATGAATGTCGAGTTTTCAACGTATATCCCGTTCAAATAAGCCCCATAACCAGACAACTGATCGCCTCTCTGTGTCCTGATTCCTGTCAGGTGTCCAATACGGGCTTTCAACTTGCCTTCGGTGCTGGCATCAGTAATACCATCATATACATCGATAAAAGGTGCACCGCTATCGGCCGTTGTCAGATAGATCAACCCTTGCCGGTCCGTATCTTCATTGTTACCCCAACGAAGGGCAAAATCTCCGGCTTCCGGTTGTCCTGTCCCTTCTATCAGAGGAATAGCTATATCAAAATAGTCACTGTCCACACCGATACAACGTCCGAAAAGATACTTGATACTGGTCGTTCCCGTCCGTGTCTGTATTCTGACACCGTCACCCTTACGCAGGTTCATAAGCATAAGACCATCCATATCGTCCATATAGCAGCGATAACGGTCAGACATCACTTCTACTCTGGCTATTTTGTTGATGTCCGAAACAATCTGACTGCCTCCTAAACCGTAAATCTGGGAATAAACTATCTCGTAAGCCGTGAATGTTTTACGAATAAAGAGGTTATCCATCTCCCCGGTGGCCGTCGGTGTATCTATCTGCCATCCCCAACCGGTAAAGCCGGATGCAAAAGTCGGCGATCCGGTATTACCCCCTACATAGATATCACTCCTCACACGAAGCGAGTCCAACATGGCAGCACCCGTACTCTGGATCTCCCAGCCTTTACCTTCCCAGCCATCTATGAAAATGGAAGAGCCGATCTTCTTGTCAAAAAGGATATTCCCGTGGGCGGTATCGTCGATATCTTTGCGAAGATATCGCTCATCAAGATAAGTCGCCAGCCTTGCACTTTCTACAGATGTTACATGTCCAAAATCATCAACACCGATATTTTGGACAAATAAATCGTCAAAATTAGATGTTGAAACTGCTGAAGATGTATCTTCATGCGAAACCGTGAAAATAACAGTTTCGCCAATCAAATCTTTTTTTACATCAATGCCTCTTCCTTCTTTTACGTCTACATCTACATTTACAATTCCTCCACCTCCTGAAGCCGTACCACCTCCTATTCGCTTGGGTAAATTATCACTACCCAAACAAAACAAAGCAGGATCATCTTTATTATCATTGAGATATAATTCACCTCTTACAAGACCATTCAAATCCCAATCCTCAGAACCGTCATTGGTGGCAATAGGGGGAGCAACAGCAACAGTTTTCCCTTCACTATCTACTGTGGTATCTGATCCGTACCATATTCGCTTTGTTAACTTCTTTATACTCATAATGAATCAAGATGTGATTGGTTAACAAAACTTCCTTCGTTTCCGTTAAAGACTAAAACTTGACCGTCTTTAGCATTAGAAACGTTTAAACTGACTTCTCCAACAATACCAGTTCCATCTGGATATTCGGTAAAACCATTGTAAGAAACATTCTCGGAGCATTCCACCGTTAAAGTATAATTGAACTGGGGATATCTCTCGGCAATAACCTGTTGTTCCGGTATGCTCGATTCACTTCTGGTATAAGTAACACCGTCAATCTTTACCGAAGACAAACAGAAGATATTATTTAAAAGCCGGGCTACCTCAAAAGGAACACCTTCATTATCGCCAATAGTAAGTGTCCTTTTTTCATAAGGGACGGAATATAGATTGATAGGTTCTTGCTTTTGAGTTCTAAATTGTTCACTTTCAACAGCCAATTGCCTACCGTCGGATTTAAAACCTCCTTCTACACGAGTTTTAAATACGCGCTTTTTCCCTGAGACATCAAATACGGCCCCAAATGCTTGTAGATTATTTTCATTTGTGTATTCTATCTGCATTGTGAATGGGGAAGATAATGCGCCATGCACACAGAAAGGCAAACTAACAGATATTTTTTCTGACTCATCTGTTATCTTGGCCTGATATGTCCCGTTGTTAGAAGGGTTTATCGTAAATTCATACAGCGTATTATAATCGTTAATCACATATTTTTGAGGAGATATAGGATATAGAGTTCCATTGTACAAATCAATAAGAGACATAGAAAATGTCTTGTTTGGATCATCTACGATTTGTACGGTAATAGGCATATCCTCCCTTGCAAACTTCTGAACATAATCAATCGAATGTTCAAAGCCAATGCTTTCAACGTCAAATATCAAAGGAGATACACTGCTTATTTTTATCATACGCTTATACAAACAAAAAGAGCCGTATACGCAGCGTCAACTACGTATACGGCTCTTAGGCTCTATGCTTGCAAATGTAGTAATTATTCAGAATAAAGACAACATTAATCGATATTTTTACATATCAAAGTATATTCCGTTGTTTGTCTTTTACCAAGATGTTCTGTTATATCGGAAACATAACCGGTATACTTTTTGCCGTTATAATCAAAAGATATAAGACCGTCATATAAAACAGGAAATGGCGACAATCCTATTGTTTCCACCTTCAACGTCTCAACTCTAAAATAATGATTGTCTAATACAATGGGAGACTTTTCACTTTCCCGCCATAAAACTGCATCTGCATTCCCTTCGGAAGCGGTAAACTCAAGCCTGCTTGTACAAGATGATAATATATCCTTATTTGCAAGCAACATCCTTCTTGGAGAATATGCTACATTAAATATCGAAGAAGGAAATAACACTCCGGAAGGCCGGTCTCCTTGCCTATTCAATTTTAACTTTATCGAGGATGTGGAAGGATCTAAAACAGAAATTGCATCAACAATGAATAAATCATTATCTGAACTATCATCCTTTGTTTCTTCATCTCTTTTTTGCGCCAAAAACTCTATTCCATAACAATCAGCACGATAAGGGCTAATAAGTTTGTATATGTTATCGTTGATTGAAATTCCGGTCGAAAAACTGTTCTTTACATGAAATTCATCACGACCATTTATCTCATCATAATCTTTTTTCTCATAACCAACATCTACACCGGAATATATCAAGGAGTTATCAATTGAAATATCAATACTATTGACATGTTCAAGTTCCTTCACTGTATCCGGATTATATAATTCAGTCAAATGGCAAAATATAACCCTCTTCCCTTCTATCTTGTAGTAATATCCAAGACATGCTTTTGCCCATTCTGAAAATTTACTGAAAGAGGTATGAACTTTTGCATTCTTGATATCTCTGATGCTTTCCGCTGCTATCATATATGGTATCGTAATATCACCTTCCTTTACTTCTCCGGTCATATCGGTAAGGCCCATATTGGACAGTATGGAGGTGAGTAATTTATTAGGGGTGAAGGCATCGAAATTAACTGGTTCGTTTCTCCCTTTGTAAGATACGCTAATTTCTTTAACATTCGAAACCGTCATTACAACATCTCCTTTCCAAAGATCATAGCCGTCGCCCTGACCTATCCACATTATAATTCTATCCCCTTCCTTCAAGTCAACATCATATGTCTTGTCTATGCTGATTTTGTTCTTAAAAGGTATGGATATAGAATCTATTATTACTGGTGTCGGTTTGTCTCCGTCTTTTACCCTTGCATATTTAGCTATTTCCAATCTCAATTTACTTACATTCCCATTTGTTATTGTCGCATATACATCAAAACTCATTCTATATTGTATGCTTATGCGGGTTAACGCCTTAATCATATATCCAGAATAAAAATTAGCATTATCTGGAGCTGTTATATTAACGTCTCTAACATCAATTTTGTTTTTAACAGGGAAATTAGTCGTAGTATATCCAACCGGGAAATTATATTCTCCTAAAATAAAATTGGAAGGCAAATTTATTTTGTAAATACCCTCTTCAGTCTGTTCTTCGGTCGGTATCACAACAAAATCCGCTTTGTTGTTCAACTCCATCCGGTCATAATACAATTCATCCGATTTGAGACTTGAAACAGGGATATCATACACCTGTGACTTGTTTGCGTTAATGATAGACTCCGCACTGTTATCTATAGCCTTTATGGATATAGTGTTGCCGTTATTTTGGTATGAAGAAAAATCAAGATTACACCGGATCTTCTCGTTGTATGTCCAAGAATTGTTTAATACTCCAATGACTATCACAGCGGAAGCATTCAAATAATTTGTCAAGAACTCGTCTTCCAAGAGCATATAAGAATCGCCGGCAAACTCAAATGAATCGCCAAACGTCCTATATACGCCACCAAACTCTTTTCTTTTTATCGATATTTCAACATCTTCCCAATTCACTAAATCATTGGTAGCTTCGTATTTCTTTCCGCCTATTAATAACTGTACACGTATCATATCAATTCAATTTTGAGTTTTTATACGAGTTGTA